GCTCCTGATTTAGCAATTAAATAAGCCACACCAGCTCCTACAGCAGTTCTTTTTAAACCCGACATAGGATTAAAACCACCTGTTACTACAGGTAATTTTGGAGGAGTGGTCATATTAGCAGGTGGTGCTTTTAATCCGCTACCTAAATTAGTAGTAACAGATGGTTTTGGTAGGTTAGCTATTGCAGCTCTTCTAGCACTTGCTGCAGCTGCTTTGGCTGCCCCGCCTGCTTTACCTCTAGTGCCTGTATTAGTTGTTCCTGCCCCGCTAACATTTAGATTTCCCATTAAGTTAGACAGTGTAGCAAAACCTGCAGCTCCAAGTGCTATAGCAATGCCTTTAGCTCCTAATCTTAAAAATCCCCGGGCTGCATATCTAGCTATTTCAATTCCTACTAATCCAATAGCAGCACCCATAATATCTCTTGTAAGTGGATCGCTTAGATCTATTTTTATATCTTCTCCACCTACTCCTAATCCTGATAAAGGATTGCTCATTACAAACTGCCCAGATTCATCAGTAGCAAATCTTTCTTGTAATGCATCTCCAATTAAATCACTAGCAGCAACACCTAATCCAATACCTAAAGACTTTCTCCATCCTAAACCTAAAAATTTAGCACCTATCCCAGCATTAATGCCAGTCTGAACATCATTTTTTATTTTAGTTTTTTCTTCTTCAGTAAGCGCATCATCAAAGGTAAATCCATCAAAAACATATTCTATTGCATCATCGACAAAAGTATTTAAAGCTAAAGCAGCAGCTCCAAATCTTAAGCTTCTTCCTGCACCCATAGCTAGAGCTGGTATTAGTCCACCAGCTGCACCAAAAGCTGAGCTTAATAGATTATCTAAACCATCAGTAAAGCTATTACCTAATAGACCCCTTTTAAAACTTGGAGTTCTTGAATCTGTAATGGTTGATTTTCTTTTTGCTTCTAATTCAGCTTCTCTTCTGTCACCAGCACTTCTTTCTTCTTTTTTTCTTGCCATAATATCTTCGGTTAGCATCGCTTTGATACCTTCCTTGACATCATCAAGTGTTCTATTTTGTTCTTGAAGTTCTAATACAACTTCATTTAAAGTAGTGCTGGCCATAGTGTTACCTTTGCATCTGCTGTTTTTGCATCTCTTCTTTTTGCTCTTTTAACTGTTGCAACAACATTTCAATATAAATCTCCCTTTCCCACGGTATCATATATTCTATATCTTGAAGAGAATACTTATGATTTTGCATTAACTGATAATTAGTCTGATAATAGTTTACCAGTGTTTCATGAGAAAGGTTTATTAAAAAAAATCTTGTAGTCCTTGTAATGTTAAAGTGTTTTCATGGTTGCAAGACACGCAGTTGAAATCAACTTTGTGTTCAAGCTTAGGTAGATTGTTTACAAAATTCATAATCTTTTCTAGTTGACCTGTGGTTAATCCTTCTAAGAATTTTTCTACTTCTTCTTTAGGTTCATCTTCAAATTTTATAATATCATCTTCAGTTCTTAATTCATCTAGACACATCATAATCATTTCAAAGATTGCATTCGTAAGTGTATCTTCGTCTGTCGATTCAGTTTGTAACAATAATCCAGAATATTGTGGATACTTCATTTTAAGAGTATAAACATCAGTCAATTCAACAAGTTTATTATCTTCATTGAGTTTAATCTCAATTTGATTCAAATCAATTTCAGTTTCAGTATACTCATCGCATTCTGAACATTTTAAATTTACTTGACTTTTTTCTCCAGCACTTTTAGATCTTAGCTGCGTAAAAATATACTCAACATCAAATGTTGCCAAAGATTCGATTTTAATCGGATCTATAATACATGATTTAATTGTATCAGTAACAGCTCTTAAAATTTGTTTTTCATCTTGAGATTCAAGAGCCATTAATAAAACTTTTTGTTCCTTTACTAAGAATGGTCTGTAAGATACTGTTTTTCCGGTTGATGGTATAACAAGTTCATACTTAGGTACATCATTTAATTGTGGTAGTGCCATTTCAAATCCTTATAATATATTATTAATAAATCCTACGAGTGTATTACGAATAGAGCTATTGAAAGCATCTTTAATATTACTTGGTGATAATACAAAAGGAGTTTCCCAATTTGTATATGATAATTGAATATTCAATTCTACAACACCATCAAGATCGTTATTTAATTGAATAGCATTCATAGATGTAGGATATGCGTCGATTAATTTACAGCGATAAACGACTAAATCATTTATCTGATCACTAAAATCAAAAAATTGATTTACGATATCAATATCACTTAATCTTGGTAGTAATGAATTATTAAAATCATCACCAAATCTTTTTGGTAGTTTAGTTACTTTTTGAAACTGTTCAATCTCTACATTTCTTGCAAAATCACTTTGATAACCAATTTCTCTTGTTTGTTGATTAACCGCTAGATTTTGCCATGTTTCAAAATATTCTTTGATTCCATAATTATTCATTACATGGAATGTAACTGATATGTCCCCTACAGAATAACCATATGGAATTTTTTCAGTTTCAATACCGATCTGACGTGGATTGGTCATGATCTGTCTGCCAGGCAACTGAACGTCTTTACATAAAATATTTACTTCTTCTGCAGTTGCACCAGGCAATGATGGAAATTTAATTCTAAATAGATTCGGTCTAGCTATACCACCTTTGGCAGATACTAAACTTTTAAACTGGTCTATTGTTTGTACCATTAAATCATTTTCCTTGAATCAGCATAAACCTTAGATGCTCCAGCTTTTTGCCAATCAGCTGTTGGTAAAAATGTAGCAATTTCCCATTCTGGCGCTGGAACAGTTGCAAACCTGCTTCTTACATTACTGTTAAGATAATGCTTAACACATGGTTTAAAGTATTTAAATTTACTAGATCTCTTTAATAGTCTATATGTTATATCAAATTTAGTATCGTCATCGTATTTAGTATCATTAGTAATATCTAGTATAGCATCTAAAAATTTAGCTCTAAGCGCTGGCGGGAGATAGTGAAGGTTTAGTCCTAAAAATCCACCAGGGGCTGGCTTTACTACAATAGCAAGAGGAAAGCTATCATAGTATGGTAATTTATCTTTTGTCTTTGGATCGTAGAAAAACATCTGCATTGAACCTATCAATCTACGATTTGATAATTGAATAGGCTCTTCTCTCATCAGCGCATTACGGTTAACTCTCCGCAGGCTACTAGCTTTGCGGCGGAACCAATCCCTTGATTCTTTACTTCGTGGTGTAATACCAGCTCTGAATGCTTGTAATTCTAGTTCTTTAAATAAATTAGACATGCTACTATTTATCTACTTTTTTTAATTTTTAGTGGTTTGAGAGGTTTTAACTTCTTCATGGGTTTGGGTAATATACCCAATGATTCTAAATGCATTTCAGTCCATACTTGAAATTCCCATCCACGATCTCTAGCATAATCATGAGCAGCTTTCCATTTATTTTGGTTTTTTACATAAGTCATGCCTTCGCTAATATAGCGTTTAGTCTTTCTACCATTGTATTTTGGTGGTTTTGTCTCTTTGTCAGGCTTTATTTCAACTAATATTGTTCTACCATCTTCATATGTAATCTTTAGATCCATATAATACCTATGGTATTTTTTATCTACTTCATATAAGTATGGTATGACAACTTCCTCACTGCACCATTTTTTAATAAAAGATGAGTTATCGCACCACTTAAACGCGTTTCTTTCCCATAAAGATCTATAAATCACATTATCCGGGTCACCAGAATACTTGCTTCTATTTTTTACTTTGTACCTACCAGAATATGCCATGACAACTATATAAATACCTTTAACTTTTCTTTATTTATTAGGAAGCTTTATGACAGATTATAGAGAAATCGTAGATACGTATCAAGACAATATGACAAGAGAAACAGTATTAGCTGATAAATCTGGTCGTACTTTGTTACGCTATCCTCTTAATAAAGATGATGTGTATGGTGGCACTATTACATTTAGAGCTCGCAAAGTTAATTACGGTGATCTGACAGATTCTTATAAAAAGCTAATATTAGAAGATGAAAATTTTAAAAAAATAACTAATATTGATGCAGGTTCAAATACTAATAATAGTAACTCTGCATTTAATCAAAGCGCTAGCGATCAAGCTAATAGAAGAGCAATAGAACTTCAGAAATACATTGATCAATCAAGTCCCAATGGCACTCGGAAATGTACTTTATATCTACCAAATGCTATTCAGTTTAGGGACGGTGCAACATATGATGGTGATTTTGAGTTAGGAACATTAGGAGCTAGTATTCGTGCTGGAGCAATGTCTAATAACACTGCGACAGAAATGGCTGCTGCTGTAGGTCAATCTATAATTGATACAGGAAGAACAATAGCAAACGCGGCTATGGGTAGAAATGTAAATGGTGATGACTTACAAATTGCTTTACAAAGAGTCACCCCAGGTAGAGTTGCAGGGGCTTTATCTAGTGTGTCAGGTATTACTTTAAATCCTAATAAAAGAGCATTATTTAAGGGCGTAGAGGTTAGAAACTTTACATTTACATTTGCTATGATTCCGTCATCTCCTAATGAAGCTATAGCTATTGAAAACATTGTTAAGTTTTTTAGAGAAGAAATGTATCCAGAAACTATTAACCAATTAGGTGTTGATACTGCATTTAAATTTCCTTCTATATTTGATATTGTATTAAGATATAGAAAATCAGATGGTAATTATGTAAGAGTTGCCACTAAAATTTTGCCATCATTTTTACGAAGTGTAGATGTTACTTACAATCAAAACGGTATGTCATTCCATAGAGATGGTAAACCTCAACAAACAAACATAACATTAAACTTTGTTGAAGAACGCACACTCGACAAATATGATGTAGCTATAAGAGGTTACTAATGCCCTTCTTTACAAATTTTCCAAGAGTTAATTATAAATTCGGCGATGAATTTGAGCCTTCTTTATTTCAAAATTTGACGGCTTATATCGATATAATTGATAGAATAAAAGATGACATTAACTTTTATGAAAAGTATTATATTAGAGATAATATGAGACCTGATTCAATGTCTTATGAAATATATGGCACCCCAGATTATTATTGGACATTCTGGTTAATCAATGATAACTTAAGACAACAAGGTTGGCCTCTCAGTGAGCAAGAAATATTTAGTCTAGGACGACAATATTATCCTAATGTTGTAATATCAACAACAAGAAATATGGCTAATGAGTTTTTTAAGGGTGATATTATAGTTGCAGGTAATCTTACGAATCCAGATTTTAAAGCTAAAATACTTGAAAAGAATTTAGATTTAGGTCAATTAGTAGTAAAACCAATAATTGAAGTCAGAACAGCGTCTGTTACAAATGGTGGAAGTGGTTATACTACTGTGCCATCAGTTACATTGTCTGGTGGTGGTGGAAGCGGAGCTACGGCAGCATGTAGTATTGATGAGCAAACTGGTGCTGTAACAGCTATTACTATTATAAATGGTGGAGATAATTATACATCTGCTCCAACTATTACCATATCAGATCCTGATGATCCTGCAGGTACTAAAGCTACAGCAACAGCTGTTCTTTCATCTAATTCTCTTGTAGCGACAGTATTTAATGAGCAACCATTATATTCTGTACCTAACATTGCTGATAATAGAATATGGAGTAATGCAGATTTAGATGTTTTATATGTATGGAAATCAACTATACAATACAATGCTGTTCATCATTGGAAAAATTCATCAGGTGAAATAGCTGATTTAAATTATATTCCAGATAATAATTTTGGTGTTAACAATTCTCCTAGAAATATTCCTATTGGATTAGGATTTACAAACGGCACAAGTGGTTTAACAGCAGTCACATATCTAGATAGGCTCAGAGAACAGAATGATGCTTTAAGACATATAAAAATTCTAAAACCAGATGTAGCAAGTCAAATAAATGCAGAGTACCAAAGATTATTAAGCGCGTGATATGGCAGATAAAATTACTTCAGCAGACCAGGTAGATATTTACAAAATATCAATTGGTTCCGAAAGGTTCCAAGACGGCAAAGAGTTATTCATTGCTGGTTCAAAGAACCATACTCCAATTGTTGCTGAACTTAATATTTACGAAAATATTTTTATGCCTTATTTGACAGGCACAATTGTCATGGTAGATGATAATAATATTGTCAAGGACTTAGGTATCAAAGGTACAGAAAGACTTTATGTTGTATTTAAGTCTCCTAAAACTGATGCTCAGATAGAAAAGACATTTGTTATTTCAAGTATACGTCGGCAAATAAAAACCAATGAACAACGTTCATTATTAATTTTAGAGCTAATTGAACAACACGGATACTTTAATGAACTAGAGTTAATTAACAAAAGTTATACAGGTAATACTGTTGAAATTGCGCAGAAAATTTTAGAAGATAATTCTACTATGAAGATAGAAGATCGTTCTAAATATAAAATACCAGAAATGCTTAACGGTTACATGCGCTATATTGTACCATGGCAGACTCCTTATGCTGCTATTCAAAGCGTACTTAATTTTTCGTACACCGATAATGCTATGCCATATTTCTTTTATTCTTCATTGACATCAGATAATTTAATTTTGAGAGATTTAGAAAGCATTATAGAAACAGAACCATTTAATGAAGGTTTGCAACCATTTACTTATTCACAGTCTAATTCAAATACATTTAATACAAACTTTATTAATTTAATTTTTACTATTAATGAATTAAGAGCTGGTGAAATTAATGACACATTAGACTTAGCTAAGGGCGGGGGGATTACATCTTCATTTGAAGCAGTTGATACTCGTACAGGTAATGTTGGAAATATAAACAGTATTAGAATGTATGATGAACTAAAGAATTTAGTAAATGATGGTGTTATAAAAAATACTGATGAACAGCATTTGTTTATAGATGATAATTTTAGAGACACTTACAGATATAATAATACAGGAACAAAAAATAAATCGATTAATGATTACAATTCTGCTAGAATATCATATTTAAGCAATAAGCCATATGATGATGCATCTGGTTTATTATCAAGCACATTAGCTGTTAAAAAGGCAATCGTTAGAAATAATTACTTACAGCATCTAGCTAATAATTGTATTGAGATTTCAGTCCCAGGCTACGCGTTTGCTGTTAAGTCATTAAATAGATCTGTAGGCCATCAGATAAACATTAATATATTATCAGACGGATCTCTTATCGATACAAATGGCTTCATAGATGATAAAAGATCAGGCAGCTATATTATGTTGACAAAAAAACATGTATTTAATGTTAAAGCTCTAACACATAATGTTGTTATTAAAGCCGGTAGAGTTACCGAGCCGATTCAACCTAGAGGTGCATAATGGAATTTTATGGAGATGATGTAAGGTGGTTTTTAGGAAAAGTAGTTGACTTTCAAGACCAATGGAAAGGTCGAGTAAAAGTCAGAATACTAGGACTGCATTCTGAAAATATACTAGATGATGATCTTCCATGGGCAAAATGTCTTTTGCCTACAACAGAAGGCGGTACTTCAGGGATTGGCAAAATACCACAACTTCTCAACAATGCCTTTGTATTTGGTATATTTTTGGATGGGAAACTATCGCAAAACCCTTTAGTGCTAGGTAGTTTAAATCAGTTTGAATTACCATCATTTACGCAAAAACAACAAATCATACAATCTGGAAGAGACTATTCTTTATCAGAAGAATATGCAATTGACGGTGTAATTTTAGATCCTAATCTAGTTACATTATACAGTGATGGCACAGCGAATTTAGAAACACGTGCTATTATAGCAATGCAATTTTTATTAGATGCAGGTATAGCAAGTCCAGAAGCAGCAGCTGGTGTAGTAGGCAATCTTATAGGTGAATCTAATATATTACCTGATGGTCCAAGAGGATCAGCTGGAGAAGAAGGCATAGCACAGTGGAATCCAAAAGTTGGTAGACTTCAAATGTTAAGAGAGTTTGCTAAGGAAAGAAATGAAAATTATTTAGACTTTTTTACACAACTTAAATTTTTAGTATACGATATGAAAAATAACGGAGCTCATAGAGTTTGGCCAGATTTAAGTGATAAATCTATTAGTCATGAGTATAATGTTGATGTTCCGTATGAACAACAGAAGAAAAATAATGCAACCTATTTATTTTTAAAAGTGTATGAACAACCTGCAGGTATTGCTACTGAACTTGTTAAAAGACAAGCCCACGCCCAGTTTGCATATGATGCTTATGCTGAATCATTGAGAATTACAAGATTAGCGGCTGCTTCCGCTGCTCCAGCTGGAGGTGTAGTATGAGTATTAGAGATTTAATTAAGGGTGAAATTAATAAACTTAATAATTCACTTAATTC